CATTTTTTCTAAGTGTTGTCTTGTTGAATCAAACCCTATTAGTGCATGAGTTTTATTGAAACTGTACATATCATTCAATTAAATCCACACTCTCCGTTGTTAAAGATGAACAGTTCATACTGTTTTTCCACCCAATATATATACTTATCACTCATAACCATGCTCTACTCAACAGCCGTTTTACGAAGTAGAAATCATCCACTTTTCGGCTCGTTTTCAATACTCAACAAACCGTTATGATGTAAGTGTCATTAGCAAGTCAGATAGTGTACTCAACAGCTGTTTCAGACGTTAATGATAAACTCATGGATTTTTGTTGTATTTATCATCAAAAAGGCCATTTTCCTGATTCTTCTGAAAAACTTGTGCCAATTTTGTGCCACAAGGGCCAAAAGTTCATCGTTTTGTATAAGTTATTAGCATTTCAAACTCATATTACTGTAAAATATGACGAGATTTAGCACTGCGTAAAGTGTGCAAAACAGGCACTTTTTGACTTAGCTACGTCAATACGGTTTGTTGAGTAGACATTTGTTTTGTACTTTTGTTGCATATAAATAGTTAAATCGTGTAGAGTTATTTACACAAATGCACAATATGAGGTATTTACAGCGAAATGCAGGTACTATATATGCTATTTTCGCAGCTTTTCCGCTATTCTCTACATATGGACTATTGCATAAAAATAAGGCCCATCAGCCACCGCTGACAGACCTAGAAATGATAAAATCACTTATTTCAGCTCTGCTGATTTTATTCACTTATTGCTCTTTTTAGTGATTATAATCACTCACTGCCGTACCCTCAATCTCGGACATTTTCAATAAGTGATTATCTTCACTTATCATATTTAGCGCGTTAATAAGTGATTTTATTCACACATGGTTATGCCTTTCATAAGTGATTTTGTTCAGTTTTTACTCCAGTTCTAATATGTACTTCTGATGCTCAAAGTTTGTTGAGTAGACTTGCGCTTTTGAGTTTTTTGTTGAGTAGACTTGCCACACTTTCTTCAACCCACCTGTAAGGCCGTTTTATTGTACTTTTGTGGCGAGTACAAAAGTAGCCCACCCGGTATCTTTCCCTCATGCTGATCATCAGCACCTTGGAAAGTAACCGAATGGGCTACCATTTTCTTATATCCTTTTGTCTCCTCCACTGCTTTCCCTGTCTGCCCCACTGTCACGTTTCACGACTCCCCTTGTATTGTTTTCCGCTGCTGAAGGGTAAACGCGACACAGGGGCTTTGTGGGGCGAACGTGGGGAAAGGGCTGAGAAAGCCTAAAATTAAAGAACCTCAGAAACAAAAAAATCCCCGCACCCGGAAGTGCGGGGTAATGTACTTATTATAATAAGGAAGAAACTCATACAAAAGGCAGCAAAAAACAGGGGCCAGCCAGCATCACAACGCCAGTTGACCCCTGTTCTCATTTATTTGTATTTTCTTCCTCAACAACCTGCTCCGCGCACTTCGTTGCGCTGGCATACGCAAAGTACCGCACTTTGCGGCCATACTTCCGTGCAATGTCAATGATGTTGTAGTAAGACTTGTGACCGATGCAGTTGGTCTGAATCCAAATCACATCTGCTCTCTTGATTATTTCCGGGCTGGATATGTCGTCACTCATAAATCGGACATCCGGCAGTTTGAACTTGATCTCGCGCAGCCACGAATCATGGCCGCCGAAGGCAACGATGCGCCGTGTCGTGTGGAACGGGAAATCGATTTTGCTGTCTTCTGCTTTCTCTTCTTCCACCACATTTTGCTGGTTGAACACTACATCTCTCAAATCAGCAAGTTCCTGCCGCATCTCCCCTACTGTCTCGGACGCCTTCTCCAACTGATCTTTCAGTTCCCGGTTTTGCCTGCTCAGATTATAGTTAGCTTCTTTGGCCTGCTTGCGCAGTTTTGTAAGTTCAGCTTTCAGCTTTTCGTTTTCAGCTTCGAGATCTTCTCCACTGTCATCTTCCTCGAAATCCCAGTCGTCTTCCCAGTCATCCTGATCGGCATACCGACCAAAATCAACCCTCTGTCTGGATACCTCACCAATAATGTTCATCATGGCACACAGCATATTTGCCTGAGATGGCTTCAGTCCTCTTGCACGAAGCTCCTTTTTCAAATCATCGAAACGGTGCATGTCACGCGGTAGAACCGCTCCGGTGTATTCGTAAACAAGCTGTGCAAGGCTGACATCGTGGGGATCATCGTCATCTTCGTACAATGTGCCCTCATACTTTGTTTCATACCACTCCGGGTCAAAAGGCTGCGGCTCGACCCATTCATTGTCCTGAAACCAGTAGCCATCGTCCATTTCGGTATAGAATTCCAGCCCCCACGGAAGCATAGTCGCTGCACGACAGATAACAGCAGTCATAAAGGAATAGGCCCACGCATAGTCGTCATCCTGATCCAGAAGATAGAGAATTGCAAAGCACGCCTCATACGGATCATCTATACGAAAGTTGCAAAATGCCTCCGCAAAATCGTCTCCAACGCATTTCACCATCTGTTTCTTTCCGTTGACGCCGGCCGAAAGTGCCGCAAAATGGAGATTACTGATTTTACGTTTGATATCTTTTTCTTTCTTTTCAAGGCTGTCCATCTGCCGAATCATCTGGTCTTCTTCTGACAATCGACTGAGCAGCGGACCGTCATCCATCAAAGCAATATTTTTTAGCGCAGCAAAATCCGGCTTTTTTGACTTCTTCCGGTCGAGATAGGCGCGCATCTGGTCATCCAACCGATCCATCGCCTTGTTCAATCGTTCTCTTTCTTTTTCCATCGGCGACAGAACAGCAAAATATAGGTCAGACCATTTCCAGAAATTCTGTTTAAGATTTTCAACTGCCAGTTCTACCCTATCCTGCGGAAGCAAAGCAAGTATTTTATGAAAGGCATCTTCCGGATTCCGTTCATCGAAAATACTCTCAGGCACAACATGCTTGCTCTGCCCCTCTCCGTACCGAGTTTGAATCACCAAAAGCATCTTCTTGAATACCGAATGGTGGAATCTTGTGTCGTAAACATCCACACAATCAACACCGCTGTAGCTATCTGGGAGCAGATCAGTTACTTCCAGTATGTTCTGTCTTTCCCAAGCTCGGTCGAGTATCCAGAGTGCCGCGCCCAAACAGAGCGATGCGCTCCGGTCAACGGTATCATAGGTCACAACCGGCAGCGATGCAATGTTGGCTACATCTTCTACCAGATTTAATTCAGGGTACTGCTTGCTGTAACGCTCTTTGAATTCAGGCAAAAGATTCATAACAGCCTTTATCCGACGCTTGCAATACACATCTGCTAAGTCATATCGCTCTACGAGATCACTTTTGTGCATCCGCTGCACCTTACGAGCCACATCTACATTTGTCTGAAATACTGATTTTACCGTTGTCAGTTCTGGATTGATGGGAGTACGCTGTTTCTTTTTCTTCGCCACTACGCTTCACCGTCCTATTGTTTCAATTATACCGATAAAGTGAAGATATAGCAACAATATATCGATAACAGGTATAGTGGCAAAAAGAAAAAGTCCCCTAACGAACCATGTAGGATTCTACACAGTGCGTTAGGGGCGTGAAAATCAGTCTTTCTCGTATTTTTCAATCAGGCATTGATGTTCTTTAGTATCCTTGTCATAATTGATTCCTACGAGTAGGATATCTCCAGTATAACTCAAAATTGATTCCGGGTATCTTTTGTTTTTTATCTGCTGCAGGGCTGTCGCCGCATCTTTGTTCCACTTCAGTTCGACAACAAGTGCCGGATAAAATGAGCTGTATTCGGGTTTTGGTATAAAAACAAAATCTGCAAAACCATTTCCAGCAGGCATTTCACGAATCGGCTTAAAATAGTACTGCATAGCACTCAGATAAGCAATTGAGAGAACGCTACTTAGCGAATTTTCATTGTTATACTGAATAGAAGACGCATAGTCCATGTGGATTTTTTTAATTCCTTTTGCAACTGCCTCTCCATCCATTGCCAGTGTACAATTGAGAAGTTGTTCCGACTCCCGCTGGAACATAACGAGCTCATTCCACTTTTTCCTTTTAGTTGCTCGAATGAGTTCTTGCCTGATCTCCTCATTCGGAACAAAAGCAGTCTTCAATTTCTGGTCGTAGCCAAGATAACCCAGATGAATTAAATAAGTGATAACATCATCCTTATTTGCAAAACTGGTTGTGTCGTTTTGGAAAGATGTCACATCAACAGGAACCCTGTCACCAGAAAGCATTTCAATAATTGCTCCCTTAAGACCATCAAAATCCATATTGATTAGAGGAACGATTGCCTCATAAGATGCTGTTCCTGACCAGTAGCTCTGAAAATCGCCGTCAAACATTAAATTTACGACCGCATTAGGATTGTAAACATGATACTTTCCGAGCTGATATCCATCATACCAACGCTTTACTTCCTCAAAATCCTGCTCATACTTTTCACACAGCGTATGAACTTCATTCTCTGTAAAGCCAACATACGAAGCCAACGGTCCAGCTTTCAGCATCGAATAGTCCTTAAAATTATTCAGTGCCGACTGAGTTTTTTCCTTCTTTATGGGAAGGATGCCTGTCAGATAAGCCAATTGAATATACTTTGTTGGCTCTGTTCCTTTGAACATTCCTCTGAGGAAGTTGATGTAATCTTCCTGTGCCTTCGTATTAGCAGCCTCGTCACGAATAAGAACATCCCATTCATCAATAATGACAATGAACTTTTTTCCTGTTATGGCATTGATCTGCGACAAAGCCTCTGGTAGTGACTTTGTCTCCTCTGGAAGCGTATCGGGGTAGTACTCCTTAAGCTCTGCGATTGTCCTCTCTGAAATATAAGGGACAACCTGTTCCGCTCCCCCGGCTGGTTCCATACACCATTGAATATCAAGATGAATTACATCATATTGATTTAAGTGCTTCTTAAAATCCGCGCTCTTGCTGATTTCCAAATCAGCGAACATCGCTTCCGAGTCGCAGCCTCTGCTATAGTAAGCTGTGAGCATATTCGCTGTAATAGACTTTCCGAATCTTCTCGGACGGCTGTTACAAATATAACCTTGCAGCGTATTTAAAACTCTATTCGTGTATTTAATGAGTCCGCTTTTGTCCACATAGATTTCAGAATTCAAAGCAACTTGGAACGCAGAATTGTCTGGATTCACAAACATTCCCATATTGTATCCCGTTCCTTCCTGGCGCAGCATAGCACACCGCACCCATTGTACTTTGATTTTACCATTTACAAGAACAAATAGCAAGTTGATATTCCCACGCAGCACCACTAATTTCAGCCTTTCTTCAAGAGCATATACGCATCTTCGACAAAACTCATAAATTCTACACTGGCTCTCTCGACCATGTGCTTTCCATCTATCTCATTTAGCTTTTCCACAACCTTATCTGCCATGCCGTCTCTCTGCCCTCTCACCCGCTGTATCACACTCGCCACCGCCTCATCGATGAAAGCAGCGTACTTTGCCCCATCGATATGGCTTCGCACTGGCACGAGTTCGCCGCTTTCAATGCGGAGCAACTTCGGCGTGTAAATCTGTGCAATCTTCGCCAGTGCTGCGTCAGCTTCCATTCCGCAGAGGTACATCTGCATGGCACTTACCGTTGCAACCTCCTGTGCATCAACTCCGTAGCTCTCTGGTTCAATCTGCGCTACATTATTCATTTTCAACTCTCCTACTATGTGTATTTTTGTCCATCCACAACATATAACAAAACTCTGCACATAGCAATCCCTCACCGAAAAAAATACCATGTAAACGAAAACAGACCCTGCCAGACTTTATTTTGTCCAGCAGGGTCGTGATTTTTCTCACATTTCCATTCTCGTTATATCGACTTTTTTCTCATACAGCTTTTCCATGCTCACGCTTCGCAGCCATTTTCAGGTATCGGCGGTACTGAATGCTGAATCCGTAAACTTTGTACGGAGCATCCACATACTCGACCGTACCATCCATGTTGCACCGCTTGAAGCCTCGGAAGCTGTTTAGCGTCCGGCGATTTCCAACCGTAGTAAGGGTCACACCGAAGGTCGTCTTGAACTCGACCACATCCCCTTTGACCGTTCCCTTTTCAATGAAAGCACAGTAAATGCCCTTTTCAAAATGGAGCAAGTCGGGAGCTTCAGCAATCAGCTCCGGCGTAAGTTTCAGACTTCGCTTACGAGTACTCGTAGGATTGCCGTCTTCATCCCGATAAGCACTGCTCTGAACATTCAGCCCATATACCTTCAGGGGCATACCTGCCGTGTTCTGTTCAGGTAGCTGTTTCAAACAGTCGATAAAGAAATCGAAGTTCTTCTTCATGTTTCCGAGTTCTCCCTGTTCGTTTTCCAGCATACTGCGCTCTTTCCGCAGGTCATCCATACGCTTCCGAATCTCATTTGCAAGCGTGTTGTAGGTTTCGACCACAGAACCCTCCTCGACATCGATGCTGTACATTCTCGTTCCAAGGTCACTGGCCGTCAAACCATTACGGATATCCATCTCTAAATCATCAATGGAAAGCTCACCATTTGCAATGGCTTCTTTCAGGTTCGCATTCTGTTCCATAGCCGCCTCTCGCATGGCTGTGACCTGCTTGCCGATGATTTCATTCAGCTTATCTTCCAGTTCTTTCAGCTGATCGTCCAGAGCTTCAATACGCTGGGCAGAAACCGCGCTGCTTTTCACTTTCCGGTAAAACTTGTCGTAAGCAGTCTTGAACATCCGAACGATATCCGAATCATCACCTTTTTCCTCGTAATCACGCTTCAGTCGGTAAAGCATCTCCATGAAGCTCTGTTCCAAAGCGACCTCATGATAGAGTTCGGAAGGACACCGTTCATCGGCTGCTTCCCGTTCCTCATCCGTCATCCGTCCCAATTTGCTGCGGCAGTATTTCTTATGGTCTAGAGTTCCGGTCTTTGGCTCTTCCCCATCCCGTACTCCTGCTTTTCGCTTACAACGCCAGACTGGGAATGCAAAGGTGTACTTTTCCAGATATTCACCGGTGTCCTCGCCGGTTGCCTGCAAGCTCCGCTCATCCGTATAACCGGAGGCCACGTTCGTGTAGGTAAGACGGAAGAAACCGGCACCGCATTCTTCTCCATCCGGCAGGTGCGCTCCACAGACAAGGTTAACAAAGGGGCGTTTCACGATGGTTTTCTTCTCTTTGGTCTTGATGTCTCCCCGATTGGGCTTATTGTACATCATCGCCTGTACCTTATCCCAAGTCAGGCGGTCGATAATTGCAACATGATGGTTTTCGATATAGTAGCGAGGAGCTTCACCGTTGTTTTTAGAAGCTCGATGCGTCAGGAAGTCTTTTGTGATGGTCTTCTGCATCTCGATGTCGCCCACATACTTTTCATTCCGGAGAATAATCATAATAGAGCCTGCAGCCCATTTCTTTTCATTCACGGTCGGCCGCTCCATCTGGTTCAGTTCTTCCGCAATCTTAGTAGCAGAAAGGCCAAGCAGATACCGCTCAAAGATATAGCGGACGGTAGCTGCCTGGTCAGGGTTGATGACCCATTCACCATCAGGCCCCATGTCGTACCCAATCATGCGCTTCAGATTGATTTGAGGACTGCCGCGCTGGAACTTGCGCTGGAGTGCCCAGCGGATGTTGTCGGAAATGGAGCGACTTTCGTCCTGTGCCAAAGCCGAAAGAATGGTCAGAATCAGTTCACCAGTCGCATCCAGCGTGTCGATGTTTTCCTTTTCAAAGTAAACACCCACCGGAGGATTGAGCTGTCGAAGTTCACGGATACAGGTCAGTGTATCAACCGTATTACGGGCAAAGCGTGAAATGGACTTCGACACGATATAATCGATTCTGCCTGCCTTGGCATCATCCATCATGCGGTTGAACTCCACACGGTGTACGCGGCTCGTGCCTGACAACGCTTCATCGGCATAGATGCCAGCGAAACGCCAGCCCGGTTTGCTGGTGATGAAGCTCGTGTAAAACGCTTTCTGCGTTGTATAGGAAGTCTGCTGACTCTCATCTCCCGTGGAAACACGGCAGTAGGCAGCCACACGGATGTTGTTCTGGGTCTTCAACTGACCGCCGTTTTGCACAGAGCGTTTGGTTGCCGGAATAATTGAAACATTTGCCATAGTGCTTTTTCCTCCTTCACCTTATAAACCGTTTCCGGTATGCGTTATCCCGCATAACCTGTCCATCATAATAGCTGGCGGTATTGCGGAAATCTTCAACATTGCTGTCCATCTCCACTTTCGTTCGGGTGTCATCAAACCAATGCACACTGTATTTCAGCGGAGAGTAAACCGTGATAGACAGGATGAATGCTTTGCAGTGTTCTCCCGTCAGTCCATTCAGGAACGCTACGGTTCCCTCTCGTCCCTTGGGGAGTTGTCTCATCCACTGCACCGCTTCTTCTCTGCGGTCATAGTCATCTTCAAGTTCATCCCAGTAATCTTCCAGATAATCGAGCTTGTCCTCCAGCTTCTGGGCTTCAGTTTCGTCCTGCTCCATCCGTTTTTGCAACTGCTCGATTTCTTCTTTTATCCCGGTAAGAACTGCCTCGTCTATCGTCTCATCTCCAAGTAAGTCCCGCCGGGTCTCCATTGTATCTTTCTGGCTCTGAAGAAGGCTCATTCTCTTATGTGCCGCTTCTGCGTCTTTCTGAAGTGCGATGATTTGCTTTTTATAGAAACAGCGGTCACGCTCCATGAAATCAATCTTCTGCAGGTTTTCAAGCCGTGCCTGCATCTGAATCACAAAGTCATCGGCTTCATGCGTAAGGAAATCGGTATTCTCGGCATACCGACCACTCATGATATCTGCCACGCTTACATCATCTCGAATAGGGCTGCTCGACAACTGGAACCGTTCAATCACAGCCCTGCGGATAACACGGACAATCTGCTCTTCGTAGACACTTTCGGCATGGCAGATGCTCTTTCCGTTATTCTGCTTTGCCGAAGGGCAGAACCAGATGGGATTTAGTTTCCCGTTTCTCACATTGAAGAATCGTCCACAGCTTCCGCAGATAAGCCGTCCTGAGAAAGCCCATTGCGTTTTTTCCTCTCTTTTGTACGAATCCCATTTTGCATTGATAATCTTCTGCACCTTTTCAAACAGTTCCCTGCTCACAATCGCTGGATGATGGTCTTTGATGTAGTACTGCTGAACCTCGCCTTTGTTTTTCCGCACTTCATGCGAAAGATAGTCAGCAGTATAGCTTTTCTGTACCCGAACATCCCCAGCGTACCGTTCATTGCGAATCATCCCAGCAATCCGACCGTTTGTCCATCCGGCATCAAGTTCGCTATTGAGTTGACCTTTCTTGGATTTGACTTTGCGTAACCTCTGCGCATTGCTCTCCGGTGCAGGAATATGCTCACGGTTCAGCTTTCTTGCGATGTCCGCCAATTTGAAGCCCTCTGCGACTTCTTGGAAGATGCGACGAACAACTACCGCTTCTCCTTCGACAATCTCGACCGCCTTGTACTTGTATCCGCTTTCGCTGGTAATCATCTCACCACTGTAGCGGTATCCGTAGATGTCAACATTCCGCACATCACCACGCTTAAAGCGCATCTTGTTGCCGAGGTTGATGTTGCCGGAAATACTGCGGCTTTCCTCCTGCGCGATTGCGCCCAGCGTTGTAAGAATGAACTCGCTGGTCGGGTCTGCTGTATCGAGATTTTCTTTCTCGAAGAGAATCGTCACATTGTTTTCTCGAAGTAAATCCAGCGCCATCATAAAATCAGCCGTGTTTCGGGCAAATCTCGAAATAGACTTGCAAATCACACGGTCAATTTTCCCCGCCTTGCAGTGCCGAAGCAATCTGCGGAAGCCAGTACGCTTCTCGCTATTCGTGCCGGAGATGCCGTAGTCCGAATAGACACCGATAGGATTCCACTCAGGGTTGGCTTCAATTAACTGGTTAAAGTACCGTTCCTGCGTTTCATAGGAATTTTCCTGGTCGGAGGAATCCGTTGAAACACGGATATAAGCGGCTACATTCAGAGTTCCTGTCTTCTGCTTTGTTGCTCGGAAGCTCTCCGCAGAGATGAAGTCCCCCGGTTTTGCTTCATAAACCCGCTCTTGAGTGGACTCATCTTTCTTTTCAGCCGGAATCGTGATGTCCTGCCGTACCACAGCAGTCTTCTTTGCTGCAACCGATTGGTCGATAAACGCCTGCAATGCAGGGTCAACTTTCTTTTTTTGTTGAGTAGACTTGCCTTTCGTCTGATTTTTCTTGGGTGAAAAAAGAACCGCAGCGGAACCCAGTTCAGGTAGATTCACAGCTGCGGTCTTAATAGATGTCTTTGCTTTCGGCTGTACCGATTTTTCTTCAGTCATCTTCTGCAGGGTTGTCAGAAAATCATTTACTGTACTCATAATTCTACTCTCCTCTCTGCCCCCTACTTTCTTTGGGCAGTCACATATTCCCTCTGTTTCGTGATATTATCAAGTAAATTCGGCGCAGAAAGACGGAGAATAATCTGCTTGATTATTGTCGCATCTACACGATATGTACTCCCCGCCCAATAAGGACGGGGACAGGCTTAGATACGGGTCACAAGGTCAAGCGAGATCCAGCCTGCACCGGATTTCAGCTTGCCCCAGCCTTTCGTGGAGCCGATGCCAGCGGATTCTGCCACAATGGTGAACACACCCTTTCCGGTATACTGGCCGGTCTTCGCATAGTTCGTGCCCGGACCCTTGCGGATAATAAGGTCGTTGATGGACACACGAACCGCATACGGCACAGATGCCGCCGGGGTAGTCGGATAGACCGCCTTGCCGTCCGGGTCATAGACGGTATAGCCCGGATTGGCATCTGCACACTGCTTTGCATTGGCAAGGTCGTGGAATGCGCCTTTTTGGGAAGCAGCATTCTTCCAACTCTTACGGACACGATACCAGCCAGAAATCGTAGTGCCGGACATGGCATTATACTGTGTCAGATTCCACTGTTCGACGATCTTACAAAGACTCTGCACATAGTCCTGACTGGTTGCATAACCGCCATCCTTGATAATCTGTGCTGCCTTCTTGTAATCGGTACAGCCAGCCAGACCCTCGTAGCGTTTCTTGCTACCGTTCATCGCGCCAAGCAGATAAGACGCATGGTCGGCAATGGAGTCTTCGACACTAGCATACTTGCGGAAGTCAGCGGTGATCGTCACATAACTGCCGTCGTCATTCTGTTCCTGTGTTTTCTTGGTGTAGACGGACTTGCCATCCCATGCTGAGTTCGGCCAACTGTTCCCGGAAAGCGAGGTCTTCATACCGAAGCAGTTGTTCGCCTTTCGTGCCAGTTCGGAAGAACCGTAGCTGGATTCCAGAATGAACTGCGCCATCGATACACAGGCGAGGATGCCTGTGGTTTTCTGGTTCGCAGTGAAAAGCGGACCGATTTTGGCTACCGTCTCCGCTCGTGTGAGATTTTCCAGTTCAGCCGCCTGCAAGCCGGGAGAATCATTCAATGCGGCTGTAACCTTTTCGGCCAGATCCCCCAGACGGGCATACAGCCAGTCGCCGGGGCAGCTTTTATTTGCATACCAGCGGTGAACTGTCAGCACCATCTCATCCGACGCGGGTGCGTAATTGAGAGTTTTATTCTTTTCTCCAAGCCATAAAAGTTTCTGCTTGCCATTGCGCTGGCAGATGTCGATACAGAGCTTGATGAGCGCGTTGTACACCGCGCTGTTCATGGCATACGGCGAAGTCATATCGCTTGCACACTCAATCGTGATGGCGCGCTGGTCATTTGCGTTGCTGGACGAACACCAGCTGCGGTTTTTCTCTTCTACGCAGAGAGAGATTCGACCATCTTTGCCAATGCCGTAGTTGCAGCTTGCCTGACGGCTCGTACTGGCAAAGCAACCGCAAATGCTTTCCGCAGAAAGCTGACCGACCACGCAATGCGGAGTGATACGGTCGATGCTGTGGGTACGCTGCCCGGAATGGTTCGGGCTGAGTTTGGTGTAGGACACCAGTGGGCTATTAGAATAAGCCATTTCGCACACACTCCTTTATAATAAGGAAAAGCCCGGATTTCTCCGAGCCTTTGTTGGATTGATTATTTCATTAGGTTTAGGGGATCAGCAGCTTCATGCCGACCCGGATGGCATTGGAAGTCAGACCGTTCAGAGTACGGATATCCGCACAGCGGCTTCCATCTCCCAGTTCATCCTTAGCGATCTTCCAGAGGTTATCACCGGGCTGGACGGTATAGATTTTGCTGGCCGTGAACGCATAGGTGTCTGCACTGTTCAAGACATACGCCACGCCTTCCTCTGCTTCCGCGCACTTAATCTTCAGCCAGCCATCACAGAACTGGATGATCTCTACAAGTGTGTTTTTCTTGTAGATCGTCACGATTTCCGCACTGGTATCCGGCTTTTTGCGGATGTTCATGAGGGTCTTGAGCTTTCCATAGGCAATCGTCGCCGGAAGTTCCTCTGCGGTTGGGAACTCAGTCTCGTCAACATCAGGCTCGGCTTTCTCATCTGCCAAGTCATCCATATTCGGCTGTTCCTCCGCATCAGGCTCTTTCTCTTCCAACTTGTCCAGAACCGGCTGTTCCTCGCTCTCCTCTGCTCCGGTGACAGGCACAGCCTCCTCCGGGTAGATCACATTGCCGTCGTTGTCGAACACGCGGCTGCCGGGATTCTCGTCACACTTGGCTTTTGCGTTCGCCAGCAAACGATACGCGCCCAGCTGGGATGCTTCATCCTCCCAGTCCATGCGCACACGGTAATAGCCGGTCGTCAACTTTGCAGGATAATTATTCTTACTCATAGCACTTTGCCTCCATAAAATGTGGGAGGGGTTGTCGTGCCCCCTCCCGATTACTTACTGCTTCTTTTCTTCGTTGTTTCCACCGTTCAGTTTAGCTGCATGGTTCTCATCCACGAGCTGAATGAGCATGGCTTTCAGCTTTTCCGGTACGGGAAGTCCGATCACAGCACAGTTTTCCAAAATCGAAAGACCCTCGTTAGAGATCGCCCAGAAAATCAGTGCAGTTCTGAGTGCTGCGCCCTCACCGATGATCTGCGTATCGATCACACTGGAGATTCCAACAAGGATGAAGATACACACCTTCTTGGCGATACCCTTAAAGCCGACCTCAGAGGACAGCTCGTGACGCACTGCTGCAGCAAGTACACCAGTGAAATAGTCGCAAGTCACAAAAACGACCAGCGCATAGAAAAAGCCATCAAAGCCGCCGAAGAACCAGCCCAGGAATGCACCCAGACCTGCAAACATCAGTTCCATCTTATCGATCACATTCTGCATAATTGTTTCCTTTCCGCCCTCTTGGGGGCATAAAAATTGGGCGGCATTGCTGCCACCCTGTGTAACTGCCCGTCTATAATAAACACCGTGGAACAGGAGCGAGGAACACTTCTGCCCTTTCGGTGGGGATTTACGAGGAGCTGTCTTCTGTCAGCCATGCACGGATCTGACAGTAGTAGCCGTCCGCCCATGCCTGATAGCCCCTTGCGGAAGGATGGATGCTGTTGGTCAGCGTCCGGCTGGTTTCCGTGAAGCGGTTCGTCACAGGCTTGTCCGAATATGGGAATGCCAGTCGGCGGTCGGTGCGCAGTCCATGCGCAAAGCAGGTCACATTCTTATGGTATTTGCCAGCGTCGAATGCCTTGATGAGCGCGAGGTTGAGCGTATTGATGCTCATATGGAAGATACCCATGCTTGCACCACACTGGTAGGAATAATCCGAGCCGGGACCGCACAGACCAATGCCGACCTTACAGTTCGGGAAGCCCGTTTCCTTATCCAGTAGCGCATCAACGAACTGCTTTGCCTGATCTACGAACTTCTGCACCTCTGCTTCGGTGCGGTACAGCGTACCGCCCTGCGACACATCGTTTGTACCGAGTGCGATCAGGAAATAGTCGATGCCCTCATAACCGTTGGTTTCGCAGTACTTCTGGAAATCCAGTCGACTCTTGAGCTTGTCCCAGAAAGCATTGGTCTTGCCGGCGTAATCGCTGTCTGCCAGATACCGGGCAAACGTCCAGCTGCCGCGCCCCTCATGCTTGCCACCATCCGGGCCTCTCGTGCCGAGCTGATGAATCGTGCAGTCCCCGTCCTCTGCCAGAAGCCGATATACTTCCGTTGCCACGTGACTGTTATCTACGAGCGAATCGCCGCAGATGCAGACATTCTTCGTGATCTTATCCTTCAGCTTATGGTGGACTTTCACCTGCACAGGCTTAGAAGAAACGGTGTGGCAGTCATCTTCATCCAGACGACGTACTGTCAGGGAGAAATCCGTACTCTCCGCAGTCGGGGTGTAGTTCATGCAGTATTCGTTCCGGGTCAGGCTCGGAGCATTCGTGCCTCTGGCGAACACGTACAGATTTTCTTTACCATCGTGACGGGACAGACAGTCATAGAAGATGGAAAGCTGGCGGCCTTCCATGCAGTCCCAGTGGGACGGGGTCACGATATCATCCTCTACTGCCGGAGCAATGGCTTTCTGCACATAGTCAGTGATACGCTTCGGGATAAAGGATGCTTCATTGTCAGCAAACAGGTCACCGGCTGCATACTCATTGCCATTCAGGGTAATCTTCACATTCGGGTTGATATACGGATTATACAGCTTGCTCAGATACCAGCTTGCGATATAGTAGCCATTCGTGCCCAGCTTGCGGAACAGACTGGTGTCATACAGGTTGATGGTTTTTGTGTTAGAATCGTAAGCGAGGATTCGCAGAGGCATGCCGTGTTCAGGCGTTGGCGTATTGAACGCCATCTCCACTGGGTCACCTATAGGGATCCACTGATAGTCGAACGTATCCGGCACAGCCAAGCACTTCGCACTGACCTGAATCGTACCGGCATTCTGGTCGATGGCGATTCCGCCGCTTGCCAGATACACATGGCGAGAGCACCGGCCTGCCAAATCAGATAAATGGTCTTCGTAGCGTTTCTCTACAAAGGTATTCGAGGTATTTTCCTTGAAAAGTTCTCCAGCTTTGTACTTCGTACCATCCAAAACAACTTCCATACTCGGATTCATATGCGGATACCAGAAGCGATTCTCGTACCAGTTTGCAATATAATATCCGTTCGTTCCAAGTTCCTGGAACTGAGTTGTTGTATAGAGGTTGAACTCCGACTTGCTCATGTCGTATCCGAAGAGGAGCATACGGTGAGTTTCTGCCTCCCCGCTATCCAGCATCTTCACGGGTTCCTCCTGTACCTTGATCCACTCATAGGTTCCATTATCCCGGATACCAAGGATTTTTCCCGTGACCTGAATCGTGCGGTTTTCGGTATCGATTGTAATCTGACCGTTGGACAGATAGATTTTCGCCGAACGGTACTTGTGCGCCTGCATGGATCGATACGCCACTTTTGCCGGATTCCCGTAGTCGATATTATTGATGAGTGTACCATCGGTAGATGGAGCGACATACGCAATCAGGCCATCATAGAAAACCGCAATCACAAAACGATTACGAGTAAACAAATTGCCCCAATTGTAATCGGCATACTCTACCTTAATGACCGGAATTTTCGTCTTTTCCCCTGCCTCATCCACAGACTCTTCCATACCGTCAAGATAAATTGCCCACCATTTTTCCTTTGCAAATTCAACTTCCACATTGTTGGCCGATGTCACCTCTGTCTGCTGATATTGGTTGCCGTTCATGCGGTGACAGAGGTAGGTCGTTTTGCCGTCCGGAAATGCGACCGTCACCTTACTGCTCGTAACTTTGATATCCGCGCCACCGTTCATCCACTGCCAACTAGTCGCATAATCCGACACTGTGCGCATAGACATGAGGTTGTCATCGGCATATACAGACAGTTTGGACAACAACTTTTCCGATGTCGTGATAGAAATAAAACAGGTGCCAGGAAGCAGGCTGACAACATAGTTGTCATAGACTCTCTTGCTCTCTGCGCGGAAACAACCGCCGAGGAATTTGCGGTCTGTGTCGTAGCAGACTACATTGTAGTAATCATCCCGTCCGCTCAAATATCCAAACTCGCCGTCCACGAGAATGGAATCACCGCCAACCGGAATCATGGGTGCCACACGCCAGCCCGCAGACTTGACTGTATTTCCGTTCTGGTTTACATACCCAGCAACAAAATACCAGTTCTTCATGATATTCTGCATGGAGCGGACCCTGCCGATAGCGCGGATGTTATCACCTGCCGTGGGATAGGTCTTCCCAACGTCATCCACACGGGCATCCACCAGCTCCTGCGCATAATTGGCGTTCTTATCCGTAGATGCCTTGACGTTGGCATCGATCTGTGCTTTCAGCGTTTCTGCGGTCTTGTCCATCTCGGACTTGTTTGCTGCAACAGCACTATTGGCGGCATCGACCTTCTTGGTAATATCCGCCACATCCTGAGCGGTCATCTTCCGCAGAGTCGCCACATCTTCTGCCGTGTTCTGGCGGTAAAGAGCCATCTGCTCCGAAAACCGGGAACACATCGCCCAGTAGTCCTCCTGCGATAGAAGCGTTCCGGCCGGCACAGGCTTGCGGCTGATATAGCTGTCACCCGTTGCTTCCTCATACACAATGGTAAGAGGCTCATATTCTTTTGCTTTGTCCCAGACACCATCGTGT